GTCCAACCTCCAGGAATTGACCAGCCAAGGAGGTATGATCCTGGACCTCCGCCGTTATACCACCAGATCTCTACATCTAAAGTTTTATCTTGACTTACATTATATATTGGAGAGTATGGGCTCCATGTAGCTCCTTGTTCAACCCAGTTGTTTATTGCAAGATTGCCATCAACATACATTTTAAAACCGTCGTCTGTATATCCTGCAAAATAAACAGAATTCCAGTCTGATGGAACTGTAATTTTTCCAGTAAATTTGACAACTATATCTTCATAATATCCACAAACTGGGAGATTCATGGAAGCGGAATTCCAAACTCCAGTACATATTACAGATCCAGGTACTGCTATATGCTGTCCTTCAACATACCCATCTCTTAATAGATGATACACAGTATACTGCAATCCTGCAGATCCAGCACTATTTACTGCTGCTTGAGCTGTCTGAAGATTTGAGTTGGCTGTATTTAAATTAATTGTGGCTACATCTAGCTCATCTTGAGCATTGTTTTTATTTGTCAAAGCAGTAGCAACTGTTACTGTTTGTCCATCTACTGCAGATTGTGCTGCTGTTTTTTCAGATAGGGCTGTTGCTTCAGCATCAGATGCAGCATCATAGGCAGCCATTTTATTATCTCTATTTGTTTTTGCAGAAACGGCTGCATCGTATTTAGATTCCGCTATATCTATTAAGGCTCTGGTGTCAGCCTCTTCTGTAAGATTTGTTACCTTTTCATTTAGTTCCGCTATTTCTTGAGCGGCTAAACTTAATGGATCATCACTATAAGCAGGTGTGAGAAATAGCCATCCAAACCCTAATATAAAGGTTAATGTTAATCTCCATATTTTTGTCCTGGTCAACTGGATAACTCCCTGTTACAAATTTTGTAACAGTTTAATTATATCATTTAACTATTTTGGATTATCTGTTTTATAGAACCCAGAACCCTTGAACTGAACGCCAACTGTTCCATAAACTTTATTCATCTGATTACCACACTTTTCACATATTTCAATAGAATCCGCTTCCGAAAAAGATTTTGTTACTTCCATACCGAAATCACACTCAATGCATGCATATTCATATCTTGGCATTTTATTTTAATACATCAAGATTATTCTTGATGGCCCAATCCTTTCTAGTCCAAAATATTGACCAGGTGTATCTGCTACCCCGCTCTATTTTTTTTACACCATGAAGATGATTTGTATCTCCCCTAAATACTATTAGCATTCCAGGATCTGGTTTTATTTCCCAGTTCCACTGAGGCATGTGTAACTCTCCTCCTATGTAATCATTATTAAAATAAACCAAAGAAGAGTAATGTTTACCACCAAGAATTTTTTCAAATTTTTCAGCCATATCTTTTGTTAAATTATATTGCTCTAAAGCTTTAAAATCATGATACTCTGAAGAATCATAATAGTCTATGTGAGGCTTATGCTCTTTTCCTGTACCCCATCTGTGTAAATTAGACATGTGTAAAATAACTTTTTCTTTAAATTTTTTTTCTACTATTTTTTTAATTTCAAACTCTTTTTGTATTAAAAAATCATAAGGAAGTTTTGGGAATTTCTCTTTAGATTTTTCTTTTGAGGTTATATCTATTGTCATATCATCCCAAAGCATTTGATACGACTTAACAGATTCATCCTTTAATGTATTGACAAAAACCTTTTTCTCTTTTCCAGAAATACCCCATTCAGTTTCGCCATAAAGATTCAATAGTGTAAAAATATTTCGTACTTCTTCTTCTGTAAAAAAATTTTTAACTATTAATATATCTGGACTTGTTGAATCTAATATTTCCATTTTCCTCCAATATTAAATGGGCAGTTTATATGGCCGTGCCCAGGGCTCTTATACTTTGAAATAATCAAAGTATTATTAAATTATACTACATTACTGCATGGTTGTCTACTATTTAATTTTGATCGTTTTTGGTTTCTTTTCTTCGGGAATGTTACGTTCCACAAAGATGTTAAGAATACCGTCTGCCATTTCAGCACGATCCACCTCCATATACTCTCCAAGAGCAAAGGTGCGTGTGAACTTTCTGGTTGCGATACCCTTATGCAGTACTTCGTTAGAAGACTCTTCGGTTTTCTCACCCTTAACTATTAAGCTTCCATTATCTACAGAAACACTTACTTCATCCTTGCTGAACCCAGCAAGTGCAAGTGATAACTGATAGGTATCCTCGTCAATCTTTACCAAATTATATGGCGGATAAGACTGATGAGTGGCCTCACGATAGATATTTGAAAGACGGTCTAACTCTCTGTTAAACCCAATAAAAAAAGGATCTCTAAAAAGATCCATGGCAAATTGTGTTACCATTATTCCTCCTTTAAGCGAATAAGTTAATTAGGCCCCATTTGGCGACCTAGTATCATTATACCATTTGTGCCCCTGGTTGGATTCGAACCAACGCTTTTACGATTTTAAGTCGTATGCCTCTACCGCTGGGCTACAAGGGCGAGCCTCCCGTCAGGATTGAACTGACGACCTTCCGCTTACAAGGCGGATGCTCTACCACTGAGCTAGAGAGGCATTTAGCGATCCGTATCGGACTTGAACCGACGGCCTCTACCGTGACAGGGTAGCGCTCTAACCAACTGAGCTAACGGACCACTTGGCTAAGAATTTAAAATCTTAGCCAATGCATTTACTGTAGCAGCAATTCGACCAATATCTCTTAGCTGCTCAACAGAAAATCCTTCTTGCTTTAATGTTTCATAATGTGCTTTAACACAGAAATGACATTTGCCAATTATAGATGAAGCCAATGAATATGCTTCGAAATTGGCTTTTGTGGTTCCACCATGAGAAGCAATAGCATTCATTCTTAATTGTGCAGGAAGACCTTTTAGGTTTGGATCATCTGCCATTTCAATATACGGATACCATACATTGTTTTGAGCCATTAATGCTCCAGCCGTCATCGCAGCATTTTTTTCTACTTCGTTTTCAGAAGAAGAAGCAATAAAAGCAATCAATTTACCATTACCAGTAGCAAAAGAAGCTGCCAGAGCTAGGTGTGTTGCTAGCTCTGGGTCAACTGTACTACGATTAATGACAGCATCAAGGTTTAATTTTATATCTTTGGCATATTCTGGCAAAGATTCTTTTAGCTGTTCAACCCACATTATAGAGTTTCTCCGCCTAAAGTTCTATTACACGCACAAAGTTCTCCTGTTTGTAGAGCATCTAAAATGCGTAATGTTTCTTCTGGGCTTCTTCCAACATTAAGGTTGTTTACTGTTACATGCTGAATAACATTATTTGGATCAACAATAAATGTCGCACGAAGAGCAACACCATCATCTGTAAGGATTCCAAGCTGTTCTGCTAGACCAGTATACGATTCATCATCAATTTCTGAATAACTCCATTCACGAATTTGATCTGCAAATGACCATGAATTTGTCTTTTTTAAATCTTCATGTGCGTTACGCCATGCAATTTTACAGAATTCATTGTCGGTTGATCCTGTAAGCAGCACTGCATCACGATCATTAAAATCATTTACAAGCTTATCATATGCAACAATTTCTGTTGGACAAACAAAAGTAAAATCTTTTGGATAAAAAACAATTACCTTCCATTTTCCTGGAAAAGATTTTTCATTTAATACTTCAAAAACATCGTCAGAGGCATCTAGTCTCCCTGGCTTTACGCCAACAATTCTAAATGGACTTAGTTTATTTCCTACTGTTTTCATTTTTCTCCTTATATATAAGTTGGGTTTCCCCGCTGGACCACCAGGGCTCGAACCTGGGACATCAGAGTTAACAGCTCTGCGCTCTGCCGACTGAGCTATGGTCCACTATGCGCCCCTGAAAGGAATCGAACCTCTGACGCAGGCCTTAGAAGAGCCTCGCTCTATCCGCTGAGCTACAAGGGCAACTAATGATACATCAGTATATTATTAAAAAATGATTTAGTCAATATATTTTTGAATTTTATTTAAAAACTCATTAGAATAAAATTCAGAGAAACAAGATCCTGGATGTAACTGATCTCTTGCTACCAACCAAAATGGCAAATTATTTTTATTTAAAGAGTTTAACATCTTTATATCTGAATCTATGAATTTAAATCTAGCAAGTCTGTCTTTAAAAACTTTTTCGTTTATTCCTATTTTTGGAGGAACTATTGAAAGTGGATGGTCTGGTGAAAACTGAAAATAATTCTTAAAATCAAAGGTTTGATAAACATCTGAGGATACTGAATTCCAAGAAGTCCATAATAAATTTATTCCTAGTAGGTCGCAAATATATTCTAAAATATGCAATGAGGTTATGTTTGCCATCAAACTGTTTTCTTGAACAAATGAATTCCTATACTCGTTTTGTGCTTCAGTAAAGTATGCGTCTAGAAGCATATGATTAAATGATTGAGACTCTTTATCCCAAGAAAGACCCCTAGTTGTTTCTGGCAAAGACATTAATATATAGTCTGGAGCCCCAAAATTTTTTATAAAAGAAATTATGTTTTTATAATTTATAAAAATACTTGCACCTGGGAGAGCTAAATTATAATAAGAAATATTTTTCTTTATTTTTTTCTCTAATTTTTCAACAAGCATGTAAGGCCATGTCAGCTCTTCTGGTAGTCCTTGTCCAAATGTTACTGAACATCCTGCAAACAATATGTTAATATTATCTTTATTAAATTCTTCAAAGTTTTTAGATCTAAACCCATCTTTATTTAGTTTATAAAAAAAATCAGAATCGCCATTTAAGTCGCCCACATTTTCTTCCATAAATGTTTTTCTTAAAAAGAAATATTTATTTTCTTCAAAAAAATATAAATCTTTTTCTTTAGAAAATTCAACAGCATTAAATGGGTTAAATATATAATCTAGGCTCAATGATTCTTTTATATAGTTAATATATTTATCATTGCTTAAATTATTTAAAAACTTTTCTTCTGGAGTTGGTATTATAGAAATAACTTTATTTTCCACGATTAGCCGTGCGTATCTAAAATATTAGCCAAAATACTCATGTAGTACTCTGGTCTCAAATGATCGTTATACAATTCCTTAATTGGTTTTTTAAACTGCATAGATGTATTTATCCACTCTGCGTTAAGAATTTCAGAAATATTAATTGGGCTGTCTATTCCGACCTCTCTGCATTTATCTATTAAAATTTGTGAAAAGTCTAAATGCATTGAATGTCTATCTTCAAAATCAATAGCTGGATCACTAGCAAAATTTGCCCACCTTGCAGAAATGATTACTTCAAATTGAGGCATAGGATTTATAAAAACAATTTGTGAATTTTTAAATTTATTTAAAGTCTTATCCACATATATATCAACTACTTCTTTTGCTGTCTTATAGTTTTTTAGATTTTTTTGCGGTAGCCAATTTTTTATATCTATATATCCAAACCAAGGCATAACTAAAGAATTATTTGAATCCCAGTCTTTTGTATATCTGTAAAAATCATAATCTAAATTGAGAGCAGATCTTCCTGGTGTACTAGCGATAGTTAAAGTTTTTTCTCCATAAGACATGTCAAATACACTAGAAGACATTCCGTGAAAAACTTTATTCCCACCAGAATCTAGGTGGTCCACAACTCTGTCATAATAATTAGAACTGCATGTGGAGTACTCATTATTAATGCCATACCGTGACTGAACAACATCAAAAGCAATATTAGCCATTCTCCCTGCGTGAGAATCTCCATATATGTATATATTGTTCAAGCGATACACCAATACTATTAATACAAATAGTTAATTTTTAACTATTTTTTAAAAACTCTGATGGAGTTAAGGTTGCTGGAGGCAAAGAGTCTTTTCCAACTTCTTCCATTTGCTGCTTTAAAGTATCTGGGGCCTCCCACTTAAAATCAATTGGGGTTAACCACTCATCTACTCCCGCATTCCATCTTTCTTCATTTTCTTTTGTTCCATACAGTGGGAATGTACCAGGGTGTTTTGTGACTGGCAAAACAAAATTTGAATATGCGTATCTTGTTCCAGAGGTGACCTCGTGGACTCCGTGAGCATAATCATTTAATGCTCCATGTATAAGCAAGTCTCCTCTATTTGGCTTTACCCTTAATTCATTTCCTTCTTTTAATGGGATATTATCTCCAACCCAAGTTCCATCATTTCTTACATGAGGATAAAATATTTCTCCGCCTTCCCACTCTCCAAAATACACCAAGGCTCCGTAATGTAAAACACAGCATGTATTCCACTTGTCTTCTGCTGTTAAATCTGACTCCATTTCTTCCCCTGGACTATCAGAATGTATAAACATCTCATCTCCCTCTTGAGTAGTCAATAACATCATTTGTGGATGTATGCAGTATTCTGGTAATAATAATTCATTAATTTTGCACCAGACATCGTACAGTTGAGGAATTCTTGGAGAAACTTTGCCGTGATACCAATCTATTAAATGATCAGCAAAAAATGCTTCTTTGGCACGAGACTCCCATGGCTTCATTATAGCCTCTATTTCAGAACAAGTTTTTTCATCAATAAAATTCCTATATATAAATACTTTTCTAGACAGCTGCTCTACCTTGGGGTTATCGTAAAACATTAATTTTCCCTCCAATTATTTTCTCTCTATTAGCAATTAGTATATCATATAATATTTGAGAATACCTCTTGGCTAAAGGTACTATCCCTGGATTTTTTTTAAAAAAATCTGGATCCTCAGAATGCAATACATCTAACCAGGTTACAATCCCTCCAGCCTTAGCTTTATCGCCGTCTCTTCTCCACCTATCCTCTTGACCATATGGTGGCAGACCCCTCTCACATAACAAAATTAAAAAATCTATAAAATCTTCATTTATTTCGTGTATAATTTTTAAATGGCTAAGAAATAAAATTATAATATTTTCTGCTTGCTCGCTATTAACGTCTATAGTATCGTATAATACATCATACATTGCATCATCAAGCTTATATCCATAATATTTCATAGAATCTATTTCTTCTGATGTTGCCTTTTTCATATTTTTAATAAATTTTTGCATTAAGACATTGTCTGGATTTTTTCTATAAAAATGCTCCCAAAGCCTACTATCTCTTACAATATCTGAAAACCTTACTTCATTTGACACTAAATTCACCATCCAATATCTCTTTTTTATAACTTAAGAGCATATTATACATTAACATATTATATTTTTTTGAAAGCATTCCTATTAATGGATTTTCTTTTAAAAAATTAGGATTTTCTGAAATTACTAAATCTAGCCAGGGAAGCTGTTTATCAAAATCCCTAGCTCTTTCACAAAGCTCTATTATTGTATCAAAAAAATGTTCATCCATTTTGTGAAAAAACTCAAGATGTCTTACTAATAATGTTAGTATTTTTTTTGATTCCAAACCACGATAATCTATATTTTTATTTACAATGTTTGACAGCTCTTCCTCTAATTGCGTACCCATGCTAATCATAAATAAAATCTCTTCTGGTCTAGCCTCATTCATTCTATTTACAAAAACTTTGCACCAATAATTATTTGGATTATTTTTATAAAGAGTTTTCCATAGGCTAGTTCTTGGATTATTTCCAGCATATTTTACTGTAACTTCATTGGTTATTTTTGGAAGTAAATCATCATCCTTATAAGTCTTCAATAGGAATCGCCCCCTTTTCTTTTGCTATTCTTAACCCATCTTCTGAAAAATGCATAATTGCATTTAGATCTTCATCATATTCTACCTCAAGCAGACCACCCTGATATAAGTCTAGAAGAACATTGTTTACGTATTGAATATGAGCCTCCCATAATTCTGGAGCTCTTTCTTTAGCTATGCCTTCATTTATTTCAAAAACCGCTTCTCCATTGTCGTCATACCACGCTATTGATATAGCACCGACTTCTATATAATAATTAATTCTATTTAAAGCATCTTCTTCACTCATATAATCATCCATATATTCTCCTTTGTGCAGCAAGTAGGACTTGAACCTACGACGACCCGATTATGAGTCGGGGGCTCTAACCAACTGAGCTATTGCTGCTCATTTGGTTATATTATACATATAATTATTCTGCCAGTCAATGATGTCTTTTTCATCGTTTAGCAGAGGTTGCCCCTTTATGTTTAGGCTTGTATTTAATAAAACAGGAACACCTGTCATGGCGTACCAGTTTGATAATACTTCGTATAGTCCTGGATGTTGTTCTTTATTAACAGTTTGTACTCTTGAAGTACCGTCTTTGTGAACCACAGCAGGAATCTTCTCTGGCTGTAAGCACTCTACTGCATATTGCATGTAGGGACTTGTAAAGTCCATCTTGAACCATTTAGAGGCATGCTCTTCCATTACTACAGGAGCAAATGGCCTGAATAGTTCACGCTTCTTAATTAAATTTACTTTGTCTTTGATATCAGGATCTCTTGGGTCTGCTAAGATGCTTCTATTGCCTAACGCTCTTGGACCGTACTCTGCTCTGCCAGATGCAACAGCAACTACCTTATCTCTTATTAATCCAGTAATAATATCTTTTACTGGGTAAGATCCACCCAAATCATAGCCAAGGTATGGGTCTTTCCAATTTATATGCTTGCCATATAATGCTGCCGCTGCACCCAATGAACTTCCAGCATCCCCTGGGTTTGGCATTATCCATATATCATTAAATAAACTCCAAAGTTTTGTATTAGCAGAACAATTTAATGCACAACCGCCCATAAAAACTAGATTATGTTTTCCTGTTTTTGCTTGTGCATATCTCATAAATTCTAATAATCTAAGCTCGTAAACTTTTTGAACTGCTGCCGCTAAATCAAATTTTCTTTGATCGAACCATTCTTTAGGATATGAAGTTCCTAATTGTCCAACCATACATGGCACCACTCCCCAATCAAAATCGTTTATACCTTTATGAAAATTATACTTTTGCTCCCTGATTGATGGAAAGTAAGAATTTACTTGTTTAAAATATCTATCTGGGTCACCGTATGCGGCCATTCCCATCATTATGTACTCTTCCTGATTAGGCATAAGTCCAACGAGATGAGTAAATGCTGAATAAAATAAGCCGAAGCTAAACGGATAGTTAAATTTTTTAACTAATTTAATTTTCTCATTTTCCCCAACCCAAATTGTTGAAGTGTTATATTCTCCAATAGCATCAAGAACAACTATTACAGCGTCATTAAATTTACTTGTATAATAGCCAGCACACGCATGTGAATAATGATGGCTAAAATATTTTACTGGCAGATCCATTGGAATATTGGGTTTCCAATCAGAAGCACCGCCCTTTAAAAGTATCCTAGACCTTTTTAATTGAGGTCTTTCATAGTAAGCTATATGGGTTGGAGTTCCATAATTAAGCATATCTAAGTAAATATCTTTATTGTTATACCAATCATTTTTTTGCTTGCTATATCTTTCTGCATGCCCAGCAAACAATATCTCTCCTTCTTTTATTAAAGATATAGACGCATCATGAGAAGTTTCATTTATACCAAGTATTATCATTAGTATATGAACCTATCATTAATATACTTTTTGTTTTTTCTTAATTTGTTAAGAATTTTATATATATAATACTTAATCCTTAAAATCATAATTAAACCTCCTATTTAAAGACTTAGCAAACATTTCTTTTATATGCATATGCCTGTGCCATCCAAAATGTGCAGCCGCATTTCCTTTTTGTCTATCAGATGCTCTATGATAATAATAGTCAGAGTTATGTTCTACATGACATTCCAGCCCCAAACAAGAATCTAAATTATTTTCTGGATCATAATCCCAAAATGGCATATTTACCTTAATAAAATTTTTAAAGTATCTTTCATTTTTTAATTTTTCTATTAAATACTCAGTACTATTATCCCATGTTCCATATAATAAATTTACTCCAGTATTTTTACAATATGTCTCCAGCATATTGATATACTGGGCAGAATACATGTGAGACATCTCTTCTGGAATAATCATCTCAGCGTCTAATGGTCTCTTAAAATACTTTTCTGAGCTTTGATTATCGCTTACATGAGCAACCGACCTGTTTATATTTTTTAAATGTTTATCTCCACAGGCATGGTTAAACTGATCACAAACAAACATATCTTCTTTATTAAATATTTTAATCCTATTAAAATCTGGTAGCAACATTAAAATTGTTTTTGGATTACCATACTTATTTATATAAGAAAATATTTTTTGTATTTGTCCGCTTACACTATCCCCTTCAAATGCTACTGAAGCATAGCTATACCCTGTTTTATTTAATAACATTTCATGCCAAATCTTTTCCCTTGGCAACCCTATACCAAAAGTCACAGAGCATCCAGATACTAGGAAGTCAACGTCATCGGTGAACTCTGGAGACCTAAATCCATTTGAATTAAATCCTAAATCGCTTTTTTCTAAAACTAAGTTAGTTTGTAAATAATTTTTTTCTTTATCATTAATCTCATTAATATCATATTCAATAAAATCATTATAATATATAGCATCCAATATCTTTGGGTAGTCTTTTAGATACTCATTATTGTTAATATATTTATACAGTTCCATCTAAATTTTTATTTCTAATGTAATCCTCGACAATTTTCTGGACATATTCAGAAAAATGTTTTCTAACGCTGCCAGATGGTCTTGACCCTATGGTTTCCCAAATATTTCTATACTCTAAAATATTTTCAAATGTAGTGGGGCATACAACTATTCCATTAAACTCTTTTAATTTTACTGGAAGCGGCACATGCTTTCCACAACATTTACATTCTTTTGCTTTTTCTTGATATATGCTCATAATATTTCCATTCCATCTACTATTTCAGCTAATTGTTTTGGCATTTTGGGCGCCCTTATCATATTTAAAACAATTTCTTCTTGCTTATTGTCATACACAATAGAATCATATGTATGTATATCTATTTCTGTATTGTTATTTGGTCTAGTTCTACTTATTGCATTATAGATAGATCCACATACAGCATCCGCCAAATCTTTTGAACCTTTTCTGGGGTGGTCAACCTTATCCCTCATTATTTTTAATTGTAATAATTCATCAATAAGTAATGGTATATGAGGACCAGTAAGTCTTTCTTCAAGAACTACCATAGCCATATCGTCGTAGTGCTTTTTAGCAACAGATAAAGTTTCCGTATTAATACCATACTGCTTTAACTGCTGCATCATATCGTGTGAGTTCCACCTATCAAATGTGCAAACACGTATATTAAATCCAGATGATCTTAGTCCTAAAATATAATCTTTAACCTCAGTAAAGTCTACTGATTTATCTGCTGTTGGAGTCCAATATCTCACCGCATCAACTTCGACTATAGGTGCTGGCTGTGAGTACTCATCAGTTACTTTTACATTTACCCATTTGTTAACATGTGACATTGCTACTGCACAGTGGTCGTGCTTTTGAGCTAAGTCTACGTGCAAGAAATATTCTTTATCTGGATCTGGGGCAAACCATGGTTCTAGTCTTCCGAACCCATCTACTGCCAATGCCATATTGCTAAATGCTTTTTCAATCTTTTCTCTAGATTTAAAGAACGCATCTACTGCTTCTGGTGGCATGCAGGCAAAGCGTGAGAGGGCATCTGGCATATTCTTATAAAATTCTACTTTAAAATTCTCAATTGTTTTTGTAGGATTGATCTCCCATGTTGGACGCTTAAGCGCATATGTCTTAGGGATTGTATATGAGATGATATGATCTTCTTCCCATTCAACTGTTATCTCATTGCCTTCCGTCCCGTCTGGCAAATTGTCATCCATCTTCATTGTCTTTCTTCTTATAATAGTTTCTTTCTCCGCCACCACAGAGTCATAAAATTTCTGAATAGGGTCATTCTTAAAGCGGGGGAATGAAAGCAGAATAACCTTACCGTAGTCTGGGAAACGAGATACAACAGATCCACGATACATATC